TACGATTTGTGTCAGTTGCTGTTAGAAACTGTAGTGATGCGTTTGTATTTTGATATACTAATTGCGTAAAAGTTTTAAAATCTATACCTAGTGTCTCTCCCAGAGTCTTATATGTATTTGACGCAGTATGTGACGAAATATCTTTTCCATTCTTCGTGAGTTTACATTTTAGAGTTGCTCTACGCATTACTGAAATGTTATACTCGTCGCCATCAACCATGAAATCTAGGCTAATATTATAACCCTTGTTCACATAGCGATTGGCAATATCTGCTTTCTTCACATTCTTGGAATTTTTATTAAACATTACTTCTTCAAGTATTAGAGGGACTGATGATTTGCCCACTCCGTTTGTTCCAACTAATTGTGTGAGAGTTGACGCAGCTAGATCAATCTCATTACCAGTACCATAGGAGAAGCAATTATCCCATTTTAGCTTCTGCAGAATAATCATTGAAAACTCCTATAATGTTTCTAATTTTATCATCATCTAATTGTAAAATATCTTGTAGATATAATACTAATTCGTCAGAGATTGTCATTTCGGCAGTCAAACTTAATCGTGCTTCCACTTGTCGTTTTACTACTTTCTTATCTAACAATTCTGAATTTTTTACTAATGCTAAGTCTTGGATATCTCCTTCAACTTCATAGATTGTATGATCGTAACTCGTTTGAATCATGTCATTAGGATCATCTACAGTCTTTCGGATAAGTTGCGGCAATTTAAACTCATGCCACTTCCAGCTCCAATCAGACTCATCAATTAGTAAAGCACCCGTTTGGACTTGATTTCTATGAAAAGAAGTCGTCATTGGACTACCGGGATAGACTATGTTTCTTTGAGTATTGTTATGAGCATGTAAATCTCCTGCAAAAACAACATCAAATTTGTTAAGTCTATCCAAATCCACTTCGGGTATTACATGAGGTGGTATCTCTCCACGCACATGAGTAAACAATACTGGAGCTTTGATCATTTCTATTTTTCTCTTTCTATGCAAATCTGCATAAGGAAGTATAGCATAATCTCCATACTCAGTAGTTGTATCAACGATTTCAACTAGGTTATTTAATTCATTCGTCGCCCTCTTTAGGTTAGAAAAGAATGTCTTATTTTTTCTAGTTGCTTCATGATTTCCGTCATAAATTATAGTTGGTATCGTTACACCACTAATAAAATCAAAATATAGAGTTATCTCGTCCATAGAGGGAACTCGATCAAACAAGTCCCCACCTATGATGTGTAAATCACAATCACTTTCTAACTCCTGTATTTGATCAAAGAATAATTTATAGCGAGAACAAGCCCAAGCCATTGGGACATTTTTCTGTCCTAATTTTAAGTGCCAGTCTGCTGTAAATAATATCATGCTACGAAGTCATCTCCATTTTGCCAACTGCAGCCAGTAAGACCGTCTGCTTTTAGCGCCTCTATAGTTCTGTAGATTTCTTCTGGATTTCTCCCTGTATCTAGTGCGTTAACTGATACATGCTGAATGATATTTTCTGGATCAATAACGTAAGTAGCCCTATAAGGAACTCCTTCGCCTGAAACTATTCCAAGAATATTTGCTAGTTCATTATCAGAATCTGCTGCAAGGATATGATTGATATTTTCAATCAACTCATTATGCTGTTTCCAAGCAAGTTTGCAGTATTCATTATCTGGACTAATTCCGACAACGTTATCTACTATTCCTACTAGATTGTCGAAACCCTGTATTTCTGTAGGACATATGAAGGTAAAGTCTTTAGGATAAAAGTAAATGACTGACCATTGATTATATAAATCTTCAAAGTCGTAGTCAATTATTTCATCACCACTTACTGCCTGCATATAAAATTCAGGGAATTCTTCGCCAACGCCGATCATTTTATATCAAATTCTTGTGATACTTCTTCAGAGGCATTTTGAGAGTTTTGCACTCTCTTTAAAAGCTCTAACTGAGCATCTGGAGTTGGTCTTGGTAAGACGTCGTCCATTGATTTAAGTTCGGCAACTAATTCTGATTCCCAATCTTCTAGCGCTCTTGGTTTGCACTTAAGCACTTGTAATTGGTACTCGACATTAAATACCTGCGGTCCAGTCTTAATTCTTTTGAAGAATATGTCCCAACCACTTTCGTAGTCAGTAGGATCGCCTAAATCTTCCATAGCGACTAAGATTTGATCAAAAAGTTTCCTTTTTAGATTTAAAACTTTTATACTTTTATCGCCGTAGTCAATGCATTGAGCTGCATAAGCCCAGCCGCATTTAAGATCAGGGTAAAAATCTCGAACATGATCATGTTCAACATTGTTGAAGGTCTCGCTATTTCTGTCAAAAGACAAACATTCCATAGGAATATTTTTGTTATTTTCGCCTTTTATCCAGTACACATAACGAGGGAGTAGATCACCTACTATTCTTAAGTGGTGGTCTTCTCTGTTTGAAAAATTGTATGTTTCAATTTTATTTTTTTGGGCAGAGCCCTTTGTTGTATTAAAGCCAATAGCCATAATATTTCTCCGTTTATGTCTCCTCAAATAGAAAGTGAATTCTATCCCCTCTCAATTCGAGCAGTCTGTTATTATTAATTATGTCCTCCGATACCGGAAGGTACAGGAGGTCTAGTGTAGTGTCTCCTGATTTTTTATACTCATGGTAGTTGCGATAAGACGCGACACCAGCATACTCAGCAACTTCTTTATCACTATGAGTACGTCCTTTAGTGAGTAAGTCATCTGGGTTTACCAGAAAACTGTATCCACCAAAGTTTTGTTGATAGAACTTAAAAGTTCTGTCGTGATAGTTTTTTGGGGTTATTTTGTATGTTATAATTCTAAGGATAGCAATGATGTCAATGACTTTTCCGTTGCTTGAGCTTAAAATCTTTTCCCAATTATAAAATATCATAGATATTATACCAAAAAATTATCCATTTGTCAAGAACTATTTTTCGTAGGTTTTATGCCCGCAGACTCAGCAATCTTTTTTGCATGATCTGGGTCGATTGTAGGGTGAAGTTCAAGTTGTGCCATTTTTACCACACTTCCACTAAATATGTGGCTTCCACAGTGCATCAGTTCTATATGCGGTAGAGTCCATATTTTATATCCTAGTTTGTCTGCGTTCTGACAAAACATATAATCTTCACTTAAATATCTATTTTGATCATTAATTACACAGTCAAAATATGCACAAATCTCTTCATCTGTTCTAAAATCCCCTTCTCTTAAATGATCTGGTTGATACCAGAGGTCTGGGTGAGCTTCTCCATATTTTTCAAACACACTTCTTTCAATAAACATAAATCCTGTTCCTGCTTCTTTCACTCTTACAGGTTCAAATACAGGAGCTTTCCCATCAGGATATTCTGTAGGGTGTGGATTAAATACCATATCTCCTGCAATCTGTTCTAAATCTTCAGGGTAGTCATCAAATAAACCAGTTTTAGCTGCTTTTATAATCTTTTCCCATGCAATTACTTTCTTAGGATATAATGCAGTAAAGATTTTATACTTCTCTTGATCCTCTGCTATTAAATGCATCATATATAATGCATCTTGTGCTTTCCAAGATATGTCACTATCTATAAACCATAGATGAGTTGCATCACTTTTTAAAAAGTTAGCAACACAATAGTTTCTTGCTCTAGTAATTAAACTTTCATTAAACATATAATAAATTTGTGCTGGTATTCCGTGACTTGTCAGCATAGAGATAGTGTCCATCATAGACTTAGTATACATTCCATGACACATACCACCATACATAGGGGTAGAAATCATGAACTTTAACTTTCTCATTTCTTTTATATTTAATTGTACTTCTTTTTTTCCTACTTGTTCATTCATAATATTTTTACTTTATATCCTTCTTTTATATAATATCCCATACGGGCGTTAGCCTGCCTAGCGGCAGTTTTTCCTTTTAAATGAATATCTACGACTGTTGGTTGGATTTTTCCTTCCTTTTTTCGCACTATTCTTCCTATCAATTGTGTTAGTAATGGATCATTATTTACAGGGGTTCCTAATACTAAACAGCTTAAATCATCTAATGATATTCCTTCTGAGAATATTGATTGAGTTCCAAAGAGAATATTCTTATCTCCTTTCATTTGTTTCATAGCTACATCTCTTTCTTCAAAAGGCATATCCCCTGTTATACAAATAGCTCGGTTTCCAACTAGTCTTGCACAAATTTTTAGAAATGCTACTCTATCAGACACTACTAATACCTTATGCCCTAAAGCAGCGTATCTAGCTGCAATCATAGATATACTATGCACATATTCTTCTGTATTTACTAGATGATTAACTCTCTCAGCCCAAGGCGTATAAGAGCCATCTAGAAATCTTACTTCTGATTTAATTACATCAATTTTTGGAACAAGATAGTTTTCTTTTGGTGGTTTTAGAACTGTATTTCCAAAGTAATCTCTAAAGACTACATGTCTTCCATCTTTCCGTTCCAATGTCCCTGTCAATCCAATCTTATATCTCGCTGGCATTTCATCTACTATTCTAGTAAAAGTAGGACTACTAACGTGATGCATCTCGTCTAAAATCACAGTTCCGAATCGTTGTTTTATATCGTCCATTCGTCTGTATAAAGTTTGAATATTCCCAATAGTGATTGGGGGTGTGGTATCAAAGTCTCCACTACCTATTCTGCCTGCTTTAATTCCAAAGGCTTTTTCCACTTCTCTTTCCCACTGATTTCTTAGATTGGTGGTGTGCGTAACAACTAAAGTTTTATTCGCGAGTTTTTTTGCAATGGATAAAGCTGTTATTGTCTTTCCCCAACTTACCCAAGCGTTAATAATAGTATTGTCAATCACTCGGTCATAGACCGCCTGTTGGCTCTCGCGTAAATCGAACGCAAATTCTGGAAATTCAACTGGACGAGTAATCCTCTTATCGATTATATCGTAATGCTTTGGGACTAAATCCGTCCTTCCCATTGGTATAGAAACAATACCTTCTCTTAAAGGTCTTATTGTTTTTATAATAATAGGTGGATCTTGTGGCATACGAGGAGGTAACCTATAAGTTAGTTCTTCTTCGAGAACTGAAAGCATATCAGTATCTCCTTCTATTTGGATTCTGTTACTATAAACTGCCTTCATTTTGCTACTGTTTTTATAAATTCTATATCTTCATTCAACCATGTGGGTCTTACCGCTGGGTGATTATTGTCCCACGGACTTGACCAACCTGTTTTATGCTTTCTATTTTTAACATGGTCTGGTAAGTAATCTCTCATTACTTCTCTCATTAAAAACTTATAAGTTCCATTTCTATAATCTTTATGTTGTCTAAACTTTACTTCCCCTTGTATATTTAATACATACTTAGCAAAAGATTGAGTAAGTAAAGGAATTCTACTTTCCATTCCAAACATTCCACAAGTCTGATCTGTTGCTAAGATATTATTTTCTGAAGTTAATAATAAATCATTAAATAAACTATCAGATAATTGATCTTTTCTATTCAAAGGCTTTTGTGGAAACCATTTAGGAAGATTATAATTAAATTTCCAATCTTTTTCTAATCTGGGAGTATGATGAATATATCCAGTAAATAATTCATCTCCACTATCTCCAGTTAAAATTACTTTACACCCATGTTCTGCAGCAGTTTTTGCTAATAAGTATCTGGGAGCTGTTCTATTTTTATCTGACCACGGATAGTGTGTATTTGCTAACCACATTTTTCCGTAGTGGTCTCTTTTAGATTGACTTAATTGAACAGTAGTTATAGGTATTCCATACTCTCTACAAGTTTGTTCCGCCATCTTTATTTCATTAGCCATGTCATGATAATACTGACCAAAACTATCTAGTTCGTCAGTATATCCACAACTAAATACATGCAAATCTAATTCTGGAATATCCTTAAGTAGAGATAAGATTAGTGTACTATCCATACCTCCACTTAAAAATAATCCAGTCTTATTTATATTTTTAGCAATTTTTCTTATGCTATTAGTTATCTTTTTTCTGAATATACCAGAATATAGTTTTTCAGGTCTTATATCAAAATAAGTCCATAAATTACCTTTTCTTTTAATTTTTCTATTCTTAGTGTCATAAACTATTATTTCACCAGGCGCTACTTTATAAATGTTAATGAAAGGAGTTTTATCGCCAAACCACTGTGGATTATTATGAAATTCTCTAAAGTCGTTTTTAGACTTCTTATATAGAAAACTCTTCAAACTTGTACTAAATTCAAATCTTTCTCCTTCTATACGATACCATAAAGGTTTAGTTCCAAAATGATCTCGAAATAGCACTATTTCATTTTCTTCTGGTTTATACCATGCTACAGAACCGTGCCAATCACATGATTCTAATAGTTTCTGTCCATAATTGTCTAATCCCTCTGCCAACCACATAGTGTCGTTTTGTATATCGGAATCATACATTTCTCCATTAAATACTACTACATTACCATTTCTAGTTATATAGGGTTGATACTGAGTCTCTCCATTTATATCTAATAAAGAATGTCCAAAAGCAAAGGTACTATCTTGCCAATACCTATTACCATCAGGTCCGCGATGTTCCTGCTTCCCTAGCATTAATTTTACTAGAGCTTTTTCTGTAGTTCCAACAAATGCACACATTAAAATAGTTCCAGTTGGTTTTTAACTACCCACCAAGATTTAAACTTTTCATCAGTTGTTTTTAATTCTAATTGTTCTCTTTCTACAAACTCATTAACTGCAGGAATAACACCAAAATATGTTTTGTCAAAATAATCATGTCCTGATAAAATACCTCCTATTTTAACCTTAGGCCACCATGCTTTTATTTCTGCCTTTACAGATTCGTAAGTATGATCTGCGTCTAAATATACAAAATCAACTGAATTATCTTCAAATTGTTGTGCATAAGCATCGCCAAAATCTCTCACTAATATACTTTTAGTCCTGCGATAACTGTCATTAAAATTTTCATACTTTGCCAAAGTTTTATTATGAAGGTTATCCATGTTTTTTTGACTATTAAACTCTGGGTTGCTCATTCCGCCAGGCTTATCACTATATCCTTCATATAATTCATAGGGATCAACTCCATAAAAGGTTTTAGGAATAAGTGTATTAATTATAGATCTACTATAGTGCCCTCTCCAAACTCCTAATTCTACTGCAATATCTACATCTCCTAGCTGTTCTTTTACTAAAGGCAACCATTGTTCTCTATCTATAGTCCAATCATTACTAGCTTGGTGTTGTATTATTATAGGATCTATATTCAGCTCTGAGTGATACTTTTCTATATAATTCCATTCAGGCTGAAATAAAGATAGTTCTACTCCTTTTTGCTTTCGAACAACATCTTGAAAATTAGTTTGATCCCATTTTGTAGGGTGTTCTTTACATTGATCTACCCACTTTTTAATAAGTCTTTTATTTTGCGGATTGTTAGGAATCCATATAGTTGCTGAAATTAATTCTTGTTCTAAATGCTCTGGGTTATCTGGATTACGCCAAGCGAGAATATATACTCCTAAGTTTTCTCCTGATAAATAGTCCATCGGTGGTTGTCTAACAAACTCAGCATCTGCATCTACAAAAAGTAAATCTTCATCAAAAGTTTCTAAACATTCTAATATAAATTCAGGTTTTATCTGACAGTTTTGTGCCCAAGTTTCTCTATCTTCATAGATTTTTACATAAAAATCCAAAGAATACTTCATTAGAGAAGACACGAGTCTCTTTGCCTGTTCTTTATAAGACAGGGTGTAATATGCTATAACTTTCATATCGTTTCTAAACTATCTATGTCATTTATATATTTATATTCTGGATCTTCTCTGTCAATAGGCGTCGTATCTGAACTATAAATCTTTAGTAATTTATATTTAAACTCGCCTTCTTCTAAAGCTCTTGGTAGCCACTCTTTAATAGACTTCTCTGTAACATCAGCTTTTACTACTAAAGTTATTTTATAGTCTTGTGTTTGTGGTGGTCTTTCTGGAAATTTTACCATTCTTCTTCTCCTGCATAAACGGGGGCATCTATTAATGCCTTTGTTGCTGCTTCTTTAATTTTAATTAATTGTTTTTTCATAGCAGAACCTGTATACCCATCATTATATGGATTGTTCATTTCATACTCTAAATCATTAATTGTTTTCATTGCGCCTTTGCCATCAGGGGAATATACTATTCCCGTAGTGTATTTACTCATTTTACTTCCCACTTTTCACAAGTTTCTTCGGATAGGACGAGTTTCGCCTCTGGGTCAACTCGACACCACCCTTCACTTAATGAATTTGTTATTTCATGTACCATATAATAGTATTTACAATCTCCGCATGGATTGTCGGGGATTGGATTTGCTCTTCTTTTTGTCCACTTCATTGCGGGCAATCTAGTTGAACTATCTTCATTAACCATTATCTTGTCATTATTATTATAAAAACAAAAGTTCCTAAGACTATTAGAAATCCAGCAGCAAATTCCATTACTCTGGTCCTTTGTTATGCTTTCTTTTCTTTTCGTCCCAATGTTCTATTGCTTTCTTTATTGCACTTTCTGCCAAAACAGAACAATGCAGTTTTATAGGAGGCAGATCCAAAGCCGCAGCAATTTGTTTATCTTCAATCTTACTAGCTTCTTCTAATGAGCAGCCCTTTAACATATCAACAAACATTGTTGATGATGCTATTGCAGAGCCACAACCATAGGTTTTGAACTTGACATCTTGAATTATATCATCTTTGATTTTCATATCAAGTTTCATTACATCTCCACATGATGGAGCTCCTACCATTCCACTAGCTACGTCTGCGTCTTTAGGATCAAACCTTCCTACATTAAATTTTGAGGGATTTTTTAAGACTCCCTCGAATCTGTCGACTACTTCTTTACTGTATGCCATCTCTTCCTTATTCTTATAGCAAGCCCCAAATGTGAAATAAATCCCATAGGAGGTATGCAAAGCATATGAAAAAGCCTTTCCTATAAAAGTCGAATTTGTTCCACTCCGACTTTTTCAATTTAATTCTATCTTCCATTGTTATCTCTTAATCTTTCTTTGAGTTCTGTACTAGAAAAGGTATGTTTTCTATCGTTATAATGGATTTCATGTAAACCCTTTCCAGTAAACTCTCTAGTTTTATAATCCTCTCCGATAATACGGAGATCAATGGGAATACTGTTTAATAGTTCTAATAGGCTTGCCTCAGAATCATAGGGAATGATTTTGTCTATATATTTTATTGCTTCGAGTTGTGTCCATCTTTCAAATATGCTTTGAACTGGTTTCGCTTTTTCTTTCCGATCAATAGTTGGGTCTGTTTGTAACCCTACTATTAATAGGTCACATTGCTCTTTAGCTTCTCTTAACATTAAAATATGTCCCGTATGTAGTAAATCAAAACTACCAC